GCGCCATGTCCCCCCGAGGTTTTAATTCACCACCAAACGACTCGAGAAGCCATGAATAAACCCGAGGAGGGTCAAGAGGTGGGTCAGGTGGTCGAGATAGGCTCTAATCGGCTCGTACAGGTTGGAGAGGGGGGGCTAGAACCGCTTGTCGGCATCCCAACCCCCCGAATACACTCAAAACTCAACGAATTACCGTCTCGGGGGCAAGAGATGATTGATTTTTGCAATTCGATTTCGATGCCGCTGCTCCCGTGGCAAGAATGGGTCGCCATTCACGCTCACAAATACAAAGGTGACGGACGATGGGCTCATCCGTTGGTCAATATCGTCGTGGCTCGTCAGAATGGAAAGACGACTCTCATGAAAGCAAAAATTTTAATGAACCTTTTCGAGTGGGATCAAAAACTTCAAATCGGTACAGCTCACCGGCTGACGACTTCGCTGGAGACTTTCCGCGATCTCGTTCAACTTATCGAATCCAATGACGGGCTCGCAAAGCAAGTCAAGCGAATCCGGTGGGCTCACGGATCGGAAGAAATCGAGACTTTGAGCGGAAATCGCTATATGGTCAAAGCCGGCGCGTCAGCTGCTCGAGGTATCTCAAAGCCGGAGACGGTTTTCATTGATGAGACTCGAGAGATGAAGGACGAGAGCACGTGGGCATCGCTTCGGTACACCATGATGGCGGCGGAAAATCCGCAGCTTTGGACTTTATCGAATGCCGGCGATCAACACTCGATTGTTTTGAATCAACTCCGCGAGCGTGGACTCAATGCCGCAGCCGGTGGACTCGACGATATCTTTTGGGCTGAATGGTCAAGTCATACCGACGACATCTCAAACCGTCAAGGCTGGCGAGAATCCAATCCGGCACTCGGACACACTATTCACGAGGACAATCTCAAAGCCGTGCTCAACGATCCGCCGGATGTTGTACGCACCGAGGTGCTCTGCCGATGGGTTCAAACTATCTCGGCGGCAATTCCGTCGGATAGCTTTGCAGCGTGCGGAGATGAGACGCTCGAGCTTGATCCGGAAAAAACGACATGGCTCGCAATCGACTGCTCACCGGATCGACGCGATGCCGCTCTCGTTGCAGCTCAACGCATCGAAGGCACGGAAAATTTTTTCGTCAAGCTCTTGCACACTTGGCACAATGACGTCTCACTCGATGATCGTGCAATTGCCAACGATATCGCGCCATACGCTCGCCAATATCCCACGGAGGTCGTTGCGTACAGCCGCCGGACAAGCTCGGCAATTGCGACGCGGCTTTTGCCCGCTGGCATCCCGATCAATGACATCGACGGGGCGATGTATGGAATGGCTTGCGATCAGCTTCTCGGAGCTATAACTTCGGGCAGATTCCGGCACGCAAATCAGCCGGAGTTTTCAAAGCAAATCCTCTCAGCTGCTCGGCTACCTTTTGGCGATGGCGGTTGGTCTATTGGACGACGGGCGTCTCAAAGTACGGTTTGCGCTTGCGTGGCAGCTGCGCTCGTTACGACGTACGCGACACGCCAATCGACGGATATTGACGTGATGGTCGGATAGTGGTATTGGCAATTCTAAAATTGCCGCATGGGATTTTTTGATTCTTTCGTACCAACGCGACCCGCTGCAATAGAGGTCGAAGCTGCGTCAGTCGCTCCGTACTTTCCGGAGACGACTCAATTTTTCTTTGCCGGTATTTCATCGGCTACTCGCGCCGAAGCGATGAGCGTTCCAACCGTTGCAAGATGTCTCGGAGTTATGCAGACAATCGGATCGCTACCGATGCACGTGCGCAACATGGGAACGGGCGAGAAGATTCAAGCTCCCCGCGTTATCAATCAACCCGATCCACGAATTCCAGGAGTTACCTTTTGGGGATGGATTATTTCCGATTTATTTTTTCATCCGAGCGCGTATGCATACGTGACCGAGAGATATGCAGATACCGGAAAAATTCGTTCAATGGAGCGCATCGCACCTGAGCGCGTTTATATTCAAGTGAATGCACTCGGAACGGAAATCGATTCGTATCAAATAGATGGCAAATACATCGACGCATCAAATCTCGTCGTATTTGCTAACGTCTCCGAAGGTTTACTCTCTCGCGCCGGTCGTACAATTAAAGCGGCGGCAGCTCTTGAACAAGCTGCGATGAACTTCGCAAATGAACCATCTCCGCTCATGATCTTAAAATCAAACGGAGTTACACTTCCGAAGGATCGAATCGCTGCCGTGCTTGAAGCATTCGGCAAGGCTCGACGAAATAAAAAGAGCACCGCGTTTTTGAATGCCGACGTTGCGATTGAGCAAGCCGGTTTTGATCCTAAAGCCATCCAGCTCAATGAGGCAAGAATGTACGTCAGCCTCGAGCTCGCCAGAGCGTGCGGCTTGCCGGCTTACTTTGCAGATGCGCAGCCATCGACTTTTACTTATTCCAACGCTCTCGACAAGCGTCGCGATCTTATTGATTTTGCATTCCGTAGCATCATGTCAGTCATCGAGCAGCGAATGAGCTTCAATGATTTCATCTCGCAAGGTACAGAGGCAAAATTCGACCTCGACGATTTCTTGCGTGGATCACTTGCCGAGCGCGTTGCAGCTTACAAAACATTATTCGACATCGGTGCAATCAGCGTCGAAGAGATCAGAGAAGAAGAGGACATGCTGCTATGAAAAAAGTCATCACACCAATGACAATCACCGCCGCCGATTCGAATGAGCGCACCATCACGGGTCGCATCGTTACTTTCGAAGAAACTGGCATCGCTTCAATCGGAAAAGTGCAATTTGCGAAGGGTTCAATCGAAGCAACTCCGGTTTTGCTTAATCTTGAGCATGATCGCTCGCGCAGAATTGGCAAAACTTTGAGCATCGAAAGCACCGATCTAGGCATGGACGCCACGTTCAAAATCGCTGCAACAACAGCCGGCAACGATGCACTCGTTGAAGCTGCCGAAGGGTTGAGAGATGGCTTCTCCGTCGAAGTCTCTTTTGACGAATACGAAACTCTCAAGGATGGCACGGTACGCATTCTCAAGGGTGAACTCACCGCCGTCGCACTCACGTCAGAGCCGGCAATCCGTTCGGCTCGCGTGCAAGAGGTTGCGGCAACCGAAGATGAAGATTCCGAATCAAATGATCCGGATGTAATACCAACAATAGAAGGAGACGACGAAGTGGAAAACACCGTCACACCAGCGGAAGCCGTCGAGACGGTAGAAGCCGCGCAGTCAATTACAGCAACATCATCCGGAATCGGTGGCTCATACACAAAGCCACGCATCGAACTCAATGCTGCAAAGTATCTCGAGAATAAGGTGCTCGCTGCAACAGGCGACGAAACAGCTCGTCAATATGTACTCGCTGCCGATAATACCTCGGACAATAGTGGACTCGTCCCTACGAGACAACTTGCAGAGGTCATCAATGGACTCTCAAACACAATCCGACCATCAATCGATGCAATCTCTCGCGGAGCTTTGCCCGATGCTGGAATGACTTTCGAAATTCCAAAAATCACAGCTGCTCCAACCGTTGCGGTCGCTGCCGAAGATGCAATTTTTTCTGATACAGATCAAAACAGCCAGTTCTTGAGCGTGGACGTCAAAAAGTTCGCCGGTCAGCAGAAATTTTCCGTTGAGCTTTTGACGAGGACGAGTCCTTTGTTCTATGACGAGCTCTTGAAAAATATGGTGGCGGCGATGGCTAAGGCTCAAAATGCCTATGTCAATGGAATCCTCGTAGCAAATGCGACAGTCGATGGAACAACTCTTTCAGCTTTGCCAACAGCTGCGGAACTTCTCGCATATGTATCTCGCGGAGCTGCTAGCGTTTACTCAAACACTCAGCGATTCGCAACGAATATCATCATGGGCGCATCACAATGGGCGAACGCGATGTCACTCAACGACGCAGGGCGACCAATTTACAATGCAGCACAACCACAAAACGCAGCCGGAAACGTCTCACCGACATCACTTCGCGGCAACATCGCAGGGCTTGACCTTTACGCTGACTTCTCAGCTCCAGCGGGCTCAGATGACGGATCAATGATTATCGTCGATCCATCTGCATACACATGGTATGAAGGAACTTCATATCAGCTTCGCGCAGAATCAACCGCAGACGGATCAATCACCGTCGGCGTTTATTCATTCGGAGCAGTCGCCAACAAAATCAACGCTGGCGCATTCCGTAATAACAAGTAAACCCAATCATCGACCGTCGTCGCTCCCGAAGGCGGTCGAGCAGTAGAGAGAGGATGGGCTCATGCCTAGCATTATTACAGCTTCACAGCTTCGCACGGTTCTAGGCGTGAGCTCATCCCTTTACTCTGACGCGTATCTTG